AAAGCATGGGCGCTATGGAACAGTTAAAGCTGTGGAAGGTCTATCAAGATAGCTGGTGTGAGCATAAGCCCTCTATGACTTGTTACTACAATGACGATAACTTCTATGCTGTGTGCCAGTGGATCTGGGAGAACTTTGACAGCGTTAGTGGTATCAGTTTCCTACCGGAAGCAGAGCATGTGTACAAACAAGCACCTTACCAGAAGATAGACAAGAAGACGTACCAGAAGTTACTCAAGGATATGCCCAAAGAGTTTGAGTGGGACATTGAAGAGAAGGATGATAATACCGAAGGTACTCAGACGTTAGCTTGTGTAGCTGGAGTCTGCGAGATATAAACTTAGGGGGCCTTGCGCCCCCTTTTGTTTACCTGTTTTTAGAAGCCTTCTTGAATAGTTTCAAAAGACTCTGAACCGACATCACCAAAGTAAGCTCCTTTTAAGAAAATACCATTCAGTTTTATACCTAATTCTTTAACCGTCTCAGGATTATAAATATTAGGTTTATTCGCTTTTACAAGCTTTTCAATGTCACTTAGCTTTTCAGGGTTCAATAAAAGCTCCATAAGATGACCGTCTCTTTTACTTTCAGCACTTCTTGTTGAAATTTTAGAAGAAGCTATTGCAATTTTAGTAGTATTGCTTGTAATACGATCTCTAATTAAAGATACCCACTCAGGAGCGGACATCCTTGTAGCCGCTTTTAAAGAATCCTCATTTTTCATGTCCACAGCAAAACGAGCATTTGTGTTTATCTTCGCTAGAATGTCTGAAGCACTGGCAATATTTTTAACATTCTCTAAGTATCTAGGACCAAACCATTGTTTAAAAACATTACCGTTGTCAGTTATAAATTGAACCATAGATTTATCCGATTTTACAGCAGCTTCCAACAAACCAGCCCTCATACCCTGCTTTAACATTTTAGAAGTTTCAGGATTAAAGTTTTTCATGTCGTTTAAATATCTAACGCTTACATCCGGTTTTGTTAAAATACTGTCAACAACGTCTGAAAATCTTTTCTTTTCTAAACCTTGAATAAAACCTTCCGTCAACTCTCTTGATTTAATATTAAAATCGTAGTCTAACTTAGCTTTTGTGTCCATAAGTCCTGTAATTGTAGAAGCATTTGTTTCTAATTCTTGCCTTAAATTAGGAACTGTGTCTATTAACCTTTCGTTTCTTCTTAAAAACTGATTAAAAGCATTAGCGTTAAAGTTTCCGTTTTTTAAAACTCCTGCTCTATCCATTTTTAATAAGATAGCGTTACGAACTACGGGTATGCCCTCTTGTCCTGTAAACGCTAAAAAATCTCTAGCTTGTTCTGGGTTAGAAAGATGCTCACCTGTTTTAAGTTCAAACCTAGCTGAATCTAGCTGTTTCAAACTTTCTGTCCCCTTAGGTATACCCAGTTCTTTATAAAACTGACCGTCTAACTCTCTATAAGCTGTAGTAAAAGCCTCAGGCAAAGTATCTAACTCTGTTTGAAGTTGTTTTTTCAGCCCTATTAATTTTGTCTTAGAATCACTATCTTTTGTTTTCCTTATAGCAGTATTTAAATTTCTTTTTAAAGAATCAAAATCTTTTACGGAAGCAGGTTCAAAAACTTCCCTTACGCTAGGCTTTTGTTTAACACCTCCAGCTAGTAAGATTGGGCTTTGTACTACTTCTTTTTTAGGAGACCATGTGTTTTTAATAGCTTTAGCTAATGCGGGTTCAATCCCAAAAAGATCGTCTAACTTTTGTATACGAACGGCATCATAAATATTTTTAACGCTTGAAGGAGAAAGCTGTAAACCGTCTAGTTCAGCTTTTCTTAGTAAATGTTCGTATTTAGGAGATAGTTTCTTTTTAACAGCAGACTCTTTAGCTTTCATTAAGTTTTTTACATCGGCTCCTACAGCAACATAATCTACTTTAGATTCTAAATTTTGAACTCTTTTTTCTATTTGCTTGTCTATACTGTCTATTCTTTTGTTTACGTTTTTAAGCTGTATGCCAGAATCTTTATTAAGAGCACTTCTTAATTCTAAATCTAAATCTTCTCCTGTCTTACCGAAGTTTTTTTCTTTATAAATTTTAACCGCATTTGCAGAATCTCCCACTCTTTGACGCATTTCTGCTAAGAACTCAGGTTTAGTTCTTAAAAGCCTATCCATATTTTTTATTATTATGGGGTTGTTAGCTAAAGTTGCAGCAGGGGGTACTACGAGATTCGGTATTCTATCTTGAAGCTCAATGGTAGTTTGAATTACTTTTTCAAGATCAGGTTGAGCTTTTGTAGCGGCTTTTATAATACCATCTAACTCATCCATAGCTAAAAACTCAGAAGCTTTTTCAGCGGTACTTGCAAGCCTTTTTCTTTCAGACATAGTTTTAGAAGCAGCGGTAAAAGCCGAAGTTGCTGGTGCTCTTGCAAGGCTTGTACCTAAACCTCCTATTAAACCACCAGCAGTTCTAAAACCTTCGGCAACTTCCTCAGGAGCGCCCAACGAAGTTGCTATTTCAGCCCCAGTGTCCCCACCAAAAGCTCCAGCAGCAGTCGCTGCAAAAGTATGAGCTAGTTCAACGGCCGCACTAAGAGGCCCTTTAGCTCCAATAAAAGCTAGAGGACCTTCAGAAACTGTTCCCCTTGTAGCAGCCCCTGCATATCTTTCAAATTTACTTAAAGGTTTAATACCTTTATACCCAAAAAACTCAGAACTAGCTTGTTGTTTAGCGGAAGCTAAGTCTCTTTCATAAGCTTCATAGTCATATTCACCTGTTTCTAAGTTATTATATTTCTCGTCTAAGCCGTTTACTCCAAAAAAACTGTCTGGGAGCATATTAAATACAAAATCAGCAGCCCCTGCTTTAGCCTGATCTTTGATAAAACTGTCTTCAACTACAGCTTCTGTAAGAGAAGGAGATGCCGGTAAAGAAACTTCTTCTTTAGAATCTAATCGTTCTAGTTCCGCAGAAATTTCATTTATAGCCTCAACATCTTCAGCAGCATAAGCTTTTTGGAAAAGCTGAACTAATTCTTCTCTTGAATAAATGTTAGACATTTTAAAACCTTATTATTGTGGTGTATTAATAATAATAGATAAATATTCTATTGTCCATCAGGGTTTAGATTTAATTGATTAGCATATTTCAAGGAAGCAGACGTTAAACCCCTAGAAGGGGGTTGGTCTGTAACATAATAAATGCTTTCTAAATTAGAAATAACTTCATCGTTTGCTGCTGATTTAAAAGCTTTTAAGTAACCAGAAGCTACTCTTTTAATTTCGCTTTTTGAAAACTTTTCAACTAACTGTGAAAGAGCTTTATAATTATCAATAGTTTCTTTAGTAGGCTCTCCTGTTAGAGAACTACTAATCCATTCTTGAAATGTTCTTTGAATTCCGCGTCCTGTTAAAAATCTATCAATCTCTGACTGCGCTCTGGTGTCTGCGTTATAAAGCTCAGAAACAGTTCTCTCTACAACCCTTGTCTGTTCAGAAACAGGAAGACCTTCTCTCATTCTATCTTCAATAGAAGCTATCGTTGTTAAAGCTTTTTTTGCCTGACTAACTGTTTTTTGACTATCCTGAATGACAGGAATTGCTTCTAATCCTGAACGAAGCTCTACCATTTGTTGGACAGGATCTAAAACATTAACGGGGCCTTCAGCCAACTTTTTTGCATAGGTGTTGTGTAGCTGTTGCCACTCCTCACTTGCTGGGTCTATACCAGCCTCTTTAACGTATTTAGAAAAAGCCGTCATTTCAGTTTTTTCTGACTCAGGTAACGGGTCTAAATCAGACGTATTCCCTGTTTTAGCAAAAATTTCTACAGACTCTTGCGTGTTCCCACTTAGTAAGCTTGCTTTAGTAGCGGCTGTTACTTTTTCCCCAAAAATATCATCTTTTAATGCAGCGATTTCAGGTTGTAACTCATCCGCATTTTCTCCAGCAACAGCAGCCAGTTTTAAAAGTTGAGAAGCTTTTTGTTTTTGTTCTGGCGTTCTTGCTTCCCTTTGAACATTAACTAAGTCAGATAAAATAATTTGTGCCGTTGTTCTTTTTACGTCTAGTTGAGCTTCTCTTGCATTTTGCGCTTGTTTAAGTTTAGTCAACTCCATCATACGCAAACCCAAAGCCCTACGAGCCTGCGGGTCTTGCACGTATTGTAGCTCAGCTTGAAGAGCTTTTTGTTGACCTTCAATAGTAGATAAGTCTAAACCTTGAGTTTCAGCAGCTATACGTTCAGGGGCTGTTTGCATGTAACTTGTGTCTACCCCTAAGTTACTAAACAAACTGCCTACTCTACGAGCCAATGGGTCTGTAGTTCCCATTTGCTGATACTGAGGAGCTGCTTGGGCTAGTCTACGAGCAGGAGCTGCGGGGTCTTGTCTACCAAAGTTTCTAATACTTTCTAATGTACTTTCTGATAGTTTAGCCATTTTAAATTCCTAATATATTTTCTAACCAGTCAGGTATAAAAGGTATATTACCTTCTTCTCCCCCAATACCGCTTAATATGTTACTAAACAAACCACCGCCGCCTATTCCTCCACCAATAACATTACCAGCAGAGCCTATAGTTTGTGCCAATAAATCTGACCTCATTCTTTGCGCTCGTAAGTTAGCGTCAAGTCCTGATGCGTAAGACTCTGCTTTTTCCATAGCAGCTTGTCTACGCGCTGTATCAGCAAGAGATGCTATGTTAGTACCTACTTGTAGTTGATTAAGCATTTGAGATTCAGGGGCATAACCGGATTGCATCATGCCAGCTAAGTTTTGTAAGTCTGCTGCTTGTACTTGTCTTGGGGTCATTCTAGCTTGCGTACCCATTCCAAACATACCTGAAGTTAAACCTTGCAACCCTGCGGCTCTTTGCAGAGCTTGTTGCTGTTCAGCGCCTGATTGTTGCATAGCCATAAGAGACGCTTGGTTTTGAGCTTCTGCTTGAGCCTTAGCCATTGCTAGTTGCTCCGGTGTACCCCCAAACTGCGCTGTGCGCGTACCTAAACGTCCTTGAGCAGCCATACGGTTTTCTAAGGCTAACCGTTGTCTTTCCTCTTCAGGTGACTGTAAGGCTCTTAGCTGTCCGTAAACTTGTTCTTCTCTAGCTGCTCTGTCCATAGACCCAGCATCTAAGGCAGCCTGTTGAGCATTAGACATTAAACCACTGACACCGCCATAAGCTTGACTAGCTAATTGTTCATAAATAGGATCGTAAGCTGCTGTGGCTTGTGTAGCTAAACCACCGGCACCTCCAAAAAGTGTATCCTGTAAAGCTTGTTGTTCTGGAGATAAAGCTAATGCGGTACTACCATCGGCAGTAGTTGTTGCTGTGCCTGTTCCTGAAGTTACCGTAAAAGGTTTAAACTGCATTTCACTGGCAGCAGTTGTCCCTATAGTTTCCATCCCAGTTTGTGCAGTATCACCAAAAGCTTTAAGCTCATCGGAAAGACTTTTAAACTGACTTACATCAAAACCAAGCCCTAACAAATCATCAATAAGAGCCATTAGTATGTACCTCCAGTAATTGTTCCAGCAGTCAACGTACCACTAACATTTAAAGTAGGTATCGTAACGGTGCCTGTAAAAGTTGGGTTATTAGTGTCTGCTTTTGATGCTACTGCCGTAACAAGCGCATCAAACTCAATGTCAAAGTCAGCCCCTTTGATAATCTTCGCTGCGTTGCCCGTAGGAAGAGTATCTTTGGCTGTAAAGTTTGTAGTCTTTGTATAGTTGCTCATTAGATCATCCTACCTATTAAAGCTTGAATATTAACTTCCTGCAAAGATAAAGCGTTTTGATTTATAGTAGCGTCCATACCTATGGTTACTACCGTCCCTGAACCTGTTGTTTTAGTCTTTGGTCTGTCCACAATAATTGAAGCACTGTATTCTGCCCACTTAGAAGTAGGACGAGCTACAATATCGCTTTCATATTCCGAAACACCAAAGTATCCTGTTTTACTTCCAGAATCAATAGTTACAATCTGTTTAGCATACGCCTGAGTATAGTCGTAACCCCAGTTAATAACTACTTGTGCTCCCTGACCGCCTATGAAAGTCATTATTATTTCTTTTAAAATCTTTAGCCGTGAAGTATCCCCAAAGGACAGCGGGTTGCTAAAGTAAGACATATCATAAGGCTGTCCGTAATCCTGATAGTTACTATAAGTAGCAATACCGTTAGTGTTGCCTACGTACAGAGTACCGTCCTGTAGCCTCTCTAAGCCCCTCAGAGTCGTGTCTGACCATGTAGTAACCCTATGGGAGCCATCCTCCAAAACAGTCCTCATATCAAAGCAGTAAACGTACTTTGAGTCAGAAAAAGACAGTAAGTAAAAAGCTTCTTCAGGGCTGTATATAGACCTTAGGGGGCTGTTGACTTGTTGCGTGTTAATGTAAAGTAAATCATTACGAACATTCTTACTGATGTCCCTAACGGGCATTGACTTTTCTTGTATAGTCCTACCGAAGCTTCTTAAGCCTTCACTGGACATAAACACTAAGTCAGTACCTGTAGATTGAACAGTGTCTCTATCAATACAACCAACATTGGCTATAGTGTCCGTTAAGGTCATTGTAGCTGGGTCTGTGGCCCCTTGATAGACAACAATGGAGTTTTTACCAAATATAATCAAGAATCCGTTATGGGCGGCTAAAGCCACAATCTCATCCAAACCATTGGGCCATACCTTACTAATGTCTAAAGAGCCTGTGGAACCTCCAGACCATGCAGAGCCGTCCAGTAAGTCAGACCAATAAATAGTGGACTTGTCAGCGGAAAAGTCTGCAACCCACAGTCTACCAAAGGCTGCTAACACTTCATTAGCTTGTGGTGGAGTACCTGTAGCATGAGTATGAGAAGACATCTTTTCTACAACACCTGCGTGAGCAGAGTACATCAAAGGCTCGTATCCTCTTTGAAACATAAACAGATGGTCATTAAAGTTTACCATCTTCCAGTTGTTCGCTGCAATTGTGTAAGACGAAGGAGTAGCGTCAGTTAAAGTAGAAGTACCTGTAAATATCTTATTGTTACCCGCTGAGATAATAACATTGTTACCAGTGGGATTAATGTACTCCTTGATAACCTCAATACCATTACTACCGTCTATGGGTGTTGTATTTGTAGTTACAGCCGTAAAGCCTTTACGAGAGCCTATACGTCCGTATTGGTCAATAATACAATTATCAGCAATTGACGCATAGGAAGCATCCAGCGTAATAGGAGAGTCCTGTGTATTAAGACCCCTAAAGGCTGGAGCAGCAATCGTTATATTTTGTCTGTCTTGAGCCATATTAGACTGCCCTATAAACCATTTCTTCTGGGTGCTTATAAGCGTCCAAAGCTATTGCATCGGACAAGTAATTCTGAGCAAATCCTAATAGTTCTCCTGCTGACCTGCCGCCAGTTTCTCCTCTTTCTCTGGCTGCTAAAGCCAACGCCATGTGTAGTACAGGCATATGAGGGATTAAAAGATTGTCTGTATCTGCACTTAAGTCTGGATTACGCTGTACGCAGTTTACACGTATGGTATAGACTGCATTAGGAATAGGATACAAATCTACCTGTGTGTCTCCGTTGGAGTCTACACCGTTAAAGTTGTAGAACGTAGGGCTTGACTTTGGAGGAGTTTGGTTTAAAAAAGCATTGTCCATCCAGTGAGTGTCTTTATAAGTCATAAACCAGTTGGACGTATCGTTAATAACGTCAATGATTTTAATCCTATTACCACTGCCTACAAGCACATAGTTAAAGATGTCCGCTGTGGTTGAGATAGTCAAAGTAGTCCGTAAAGCAGACCAATCCGAAGCGTCCTCAACGATTCTT